TGAAGGGCGTACTGAACCAGGCCGCTTCCGCCGGTATCTTGCAGGCTGATTCCATCGTCGTGACCGTCCCGCGTTACGCCGACATTCCCAAAGCCGACAAGCTGGCCCGCAAGTTGCCGGACGTGAACTTCACCGCACTCTACCAGGGTGCTATCCATCGTGTAACCATCAACGGCACGATTTCCGTGTAATCTATAAGGAGAATGAATCATGGCTAATCTTCCCGTAAGAACTTACGACCCCAAGCTGGTCGTGATTACCTTCGGATCGCTCTCGATTTCTGGCTATGCCGAGGGCACGTTCGTATCCGTGAACCGCTCCGGCGACGCATTCGCCAAGAGCAAGGGCGCAGGCGGCGACATCGAACGCGTGAACCGCAACCAGGGCGATTTCGAGGTAACCGTCACCTTGCAGCAGACTTCTCCCACGAATGCCGAACTTTCGGCAATCCTCGCAGCGGACCAGGCCTCCAACGCAGGCGTATGGCCGCTCACCATCAAGGACATGCTCGGGCAGACCCTGTTCTTCGCCCCGCAGGCGTGGATCAGGAAGGACCCCGAATGGGAGGACGGCGACGAGCTGAATTCCCGCGCCTGGGTGTTCGACACCGGCATCGCCGCGAACCTCGTAGGAGGTAACTAACCCATGCTCTCCCCGATTACAAAAGAAATTGACAACTTCTCGGTCCGTTTCAGGCCGCTTCCCGCAACAAAGGCATTCACCCTCGCGAAGAGGGTGGGAGCCCTTGTTCTCCCGCTCTTGAAGAGCTTTGACCTCTCGAAGCTGAACGCCGAGGTGGACTTTAATTCCATCATTGACGGCGTCATCGAGACTCTCTCCGGCATTCCCGATGGCAAGGCCGTTGGCATTATCGTCGATAGCCTTCAAGGCTGCACGATTGTTGCGCCCGGAAAACCCGCCATCGAAATCAACGGGATTTCGGACGTGGATGAGGTGTTCCAGGGAGAGCTCGAGGCGATGTATTCCATCGTGCTCGAAAGCTGGAAGTATAACAAGCTCGCCCCTTTCAGGCTGGCGGCTCGCTTTGGAGTGCAAACGAAAGCAACCAGTACCTCCGAAGAAGCCGCAAGCACCGAGACGAAATCTGGGCCAAAATTGGCGTTGTCGGGAGCCTCGCCCCAGAAATAGACGAGCGGTGGCCTATTCTTCGCCTCGTGGTAGACCTTAAAATGCCTCTATCCGAGGTCGAGAAATGGGACATCGAGGACATCGTGCACCTCAACTCGGTTCTCGACATGAGAAGCGACTACGAGAGTGCAGCGGATGCCTACGAAGCTATGGAAACGAAAAAGGCGGCAGAGGAAGCTAAACGCAAGAGGAAGTAGATGGTCATCGAGGAACTTTTTACACGTCTGGGTTTCCAGGTAGACCCGAAGGGCATCGACAAGGCCAAGCAGGCCCTGACCGGTTTCAAGACATTCGTCGGCGGTCTCGCTCTCGGCGCGGGCTTTACCATGCTCGCAAAGACCGGCATCGAAGCCGCCATGACGATGGAAGGCCTGAACGCCGAATTCAAGGTCATGACGGGCAGTGCCGAGCGTGCCTCCGGCGTTATCAGGGAAATTTCGGAATTTGCCGCAAAGACCCCGTTCGACAAGCTGGGTCTTTCCCGCGCCGCCAAAACATTGATGTCGTTCGGCTTGCAGTCCGAAAAGGTAGTGCCGACATTAAAGATGCTCGGTGACATTGCCGGAGCGGATCAAAACAAGCTTAACGGCCTCGCCCTCGTTTTCGGGCAGATTCAAAGCACGGGTCGCCTGATGGGTCAAGATTTGCTCCAGCTAATCAACCAGGGCTTCAACCCGCTTACTGAAATTTCGAAACAAACGGGAATGTCCGTTGCAGAGCTCAAAAAAGCCATGGAAAAGGGCGCTATCAGTGCCGACATGGTGACCTTGGCTTTCAAGTCCGCAACAAGTGCGGGCGGCCTGTTCTATGGAAACCTCGAAGCGCAAAGCCAGACCTTGCAGGGGCGAATTTCCACGTTAAAGGATAATTTTGTGACCGCCTTGCAGAACATGGCGGAGGCTTTCTTGCCGTTGCTCAAGTCGGGCGTAGACGTGCTAATCGCGTTCGACTGGACGCCAATAGTCGCGAAGGTTCAGGCGTTCGGGAATGCGATTTCCAGCATTCCTTTTGACGACTTGCTTGCATGGGTTCGCCGTCTTTCCATCTTGGTCGTGGCATTTGCCACTCGCGATTTGCAAGTGACCCTTGTAAACGCCTTGATGAAAGCCGTAGCCGTTGGAAGTTCGGCGTTTCAAAACATGACCCTTTCTTTTGCCGGATTCCGTAATATTGCGGTGACAGGCACGAAGTCCATCGGCCTCGCGATGAAAACGGCACTCGGTCCAATCGGCATCGCATTGATGGCCGTCGAGGGATTTGTAGAAGCCTACAACTGGCTGGAAAATAGAACTCGACAAAAAGCAACCGAAGAACAAAAGAAGTATGCCAAGCAATTTTTAGACCAAAGTACGAGGGGCGGTAAGACACGTGAACAAGTTGTCCGTGAACAAGTCGAACAACAGGAAGGACGAAAAGCCCGAGTAAAACATTTGCAAGAAATTGCTTCAAGGGGCGGTGATGAAGGAAGAAAGGCAGCGCAAGAACTAGCAGGAGCTCAACTTGATGTAAATAGAAATGCCTCGTTCGTCCATGCCATTCAGGAAGTTTATAAAGATTTGACGGGAATGGAATTTGAAGTTAAATCCGGGGCCGTGAAAACGCCTTCGATGAATTCCGACACCTCGGTACTCAAAAAACAGTTCGAAGAAATCGAAAAGAGCCTGAAAGAAAGTGTCGCAGCTACAAAGAAGCAGACGAAGGCGACCGAGGAAAATACCCGAGCACAGCAGAAGTTCGATATTTCGTCCTTGTCCCGCCAGGCGTTTGACGCCGCATTTAATGTAAAACTCCGTGAACTTACTTTGGGAACTATCTAATGTATAGCGTTATTGGAGCCATAGCAAATGCCATCGCCGGAGGCCAGCAGCTTCCGCAGCACACCTGCCTTTTTTACCGAAAGGAAGGCTACTCCGTCGGCGGCGTTTCTCTCGACCTTATCCTTGACGAGAACCATTCCAAGTCCGCAGAAGTTACCGAAAACCCGCTGCAAGACGGCAGGGCGATTTCGGACGGCATTTACTTGAAATTGCGCGAAGGCTCGCTCACCGGGCTTGTTTCGAACCACTCGCTGAAGCATACCGAAGAACTTGAAAAAGAGAACCAGAACGCCGATGGCATCCTGAACATCGCACAATGGCAGCCGCTAAAGAACCGCGCTGCCGATGCCTGGAACGAGCTGAAGGCGGTAATGGATGCAAAGCAGACGGTCACGATCGTAACGGCTCTCGAAGTCTACGAAAATGTTGCGATTACAAACATCGACACCGCTCTCGATGGCGATAGCGGCGATGCCCTTGCAATTAGGATAACTTTCAAGCAAATAAAGACGGTCCAGCTCCGCGAGGACAAGGTGACGGCGCAGGTGCAGCCCGAGAACATGGACTCCGATATAAACCGCCAAGCCGCAGTCGGCGTTGATGGCGGGCAGAAAGTCGGAGAGCAGCCGACGGAAGCCGATATGCAGCAACTAGTTCCGGGGGTGCAATAATGCTCAAAATTCCTTTTACGGCATCGAGAAGCGCAGACCAGACTTTTCGCGTCCTTATTCCCGAGCGGATGGTGATTTCCTTGCGCCTTGTTTGGAATACCCGCGCATCCGCGTGGTTTATTACGATTTCTTCGGAACGTGGAGAAATTGGGGCCTTTAGGGTTGTTGAGCGGTGGCCCATCCTTTTCTCTCACAAGGCTCTTTCCCCTATTGACGGCGATATAATCGCGCTCCCGCTTTCCGATGGCAAGGGAAAGCCCTTGAGCGAATATGATGCGCTGGGCGAGTCCTGGGGCCTTTTTTGGATTTCTCCCGAAGATTTGGCAAATTGGAAGGCGGCGAATGGTTTGGGGTAGACAAATAAGGCTCGAAGCCAGAAACGCAGATGGCGTTCAAGTAGATGTCGCCGCTTTGCGCATTGATGCACGGTGCGTGCGCTCCCGAGTATTCGATGACAACGAGCTGGAGGCTACCATCCACGGCGCGAGCGACGATACCATTGCAAAATTTCTCAAAAGAGGCACGAACGTAGCCCTTTATGCAGGGTATGAGCAGGGAGCCGAGCCCGGCCTGATATACCAGGGCAACATCATCGACTCGAAAACGTACCGCAGCGGGACGGAAATCCTGACCGTGATCCGCTCCATCGCGATGCGCTCCTTGACGCGCCCGTTCACTTGCACGCCGGTATGCCTTCATTTCAAGCCCGGCTCCGATGCCGGGCAAGTAGTTAAGGCCATCGCGAACATCCTGGGGCTTGTGCCGATAGGCGCAGAAATGGCCTCCGAGGTAAAGTTCCCCGCTGGCTGGACTTTTGCAGGCCCGGTTTCGCAGGCCATGAAGAGGCTGGCGCAGGATATGCGCACGAAGGGCGTGGGCCTTTATGTTGATTTGGCCGAAATGGTAATTTTCAAGTATTCCCAGGACTCGACATATTCTATCGCCTACATTTCCCCGGAAAGCGGGCTCTTGAACCTTCAGGATACCACGGACTATGTGGAGGCCGCCCGCTCTAATCTATCGAGTATGGCAAGCAAGGTCGGAGAAGCCGCAGGGAAAGGCGACGAAATCGTCCTGAAACCTGAAGATACCGACGATGCCTATGCGCTTTTGGACAAGATTTTCACGAACATGAAAAAGACCTATTCCGCACGCACGATGGTGATGCCGAAGGTGACCCCGAATTCACTGGTGCATATTGCCGACAAGGGCATGGGCGTGGACGGGCTTTTCGTCGTGGATCGGATGGAAATTGCCGTCGGCAACGGCCCGGACTCTTCCTTCGCCATGGACTTGAACCTTATAGAGGCATAATATGAGTATGGCAGCAGCTCTTGACGCATATATGACCGGGGCCTTTTCCTCGGTGCATACCTCCATACCCGCCACCGTCGTGAAGTACGACGAGGGTACGCACCGCGCACAGGTAAAGCCTTCGGTGCGGATGCTCATGGATAACGGCGTTCAAATCGAGCTGCCCGACCTCATGGATGTCCCCGTCGTTTTCCCTTCCGGAAAATTCTTTGACCTTGATTTCCCGCTCGACAAGAATGACGGTGTTCTCCTGCTATTTTCCGAGCAGGACATCTCGTCATGGAAAAAGGGCGACTCGCCCGCGGTCCCGGCTACGGCCTCGCGGTTCAACCTTGACTCTGCCATCGCCATCCCTGGGTGCTCTCCGAAGCCATCGAAAGGCAAGGCCCGCATCTCGATAGACAAGGACGGCGTGATTACCTGGACTGCAAAGAAGTTCGTCTTTGATGGGCAAGTGATCGCTAAGGGAGACATCATCGCCAGAGGCGACGTATTCTGCGGGCCTGCTCCGACCGGCCCCGGAGTATCCTTGTCGCAGCACATCCACCCGACGGCGGTCGGCCCGACAAGCCCGGCAACTCCCGCACCAATTCCACCGGAGGAAATGTAAATGGCGCTGAATTTAGCAAAATTCAAATCCGACCTCAAGGCGGCGCTAAAAACTGCGCAAGGGAAGAACCAGAAGGACGGAGTCGATAGTGACACCGCTCTCGGGAACCTTGCTGATGAGCTTGCCGAACAAATCGACGCCTACATCAAGACGGCAACGGTAAGCACGACAGTGAATACGACCGTGACGGGTACTTGCGCGACTCCTGCCGGGGCAGGAACTATCGCAGGCGCTGGAACTGGAACCGGCACCGGGAGCCTCTCATGATTGTGTCCGATTACCGAAAATGGGGGTCGGGTGAGTGCCGGAACGGGTTTGGAGTGGGCCACCCGGCCTCCTCTTTGTTTTTCTTTTTGAAGATGTTTTTGTGTGAAAATCGGGCCAAAATAAGTTATATTTAGGAATAGAAAAGGGAACATGGAAAATGCAGCTTGCGCTTGATACATCTACATGGGACTTGCATCTCGACAAGACGGGCAATATCGCCACGCTTTCCGATGCCGTCGCGCTCCTTTCGCAGCGCATCCAGTGCAGATTGCAGACTTTCAGGGGAGAGTGCTTTCTCGACCGCTCGATAGGCGTGCCTTACTATTCCGAGATAATGAAGAAGAACCCCGACCTTGGGCGCATCCGTTCCCTGCTTGCAGCCGTCATCGCTGGGGTCGAAGGCGTGAAGAAGGTACTTTCTCTCGATTTGCAGTTTGCGGCTTCCACTAGGACTTTGACCGTGCGCTTTCGGGTGCAAGGCACTTCCGGTGAAATTGCAGAAGGAGCTTTGTAAAAATGGAATACGTGACCGACACCGGGCTGAAGAAAAAGACCCTCCAGGAACTCCGAACCGAGACCGAAAATG